TCGTGACTTTAGTAATGCTTGGAAGATGCTTAACTATGCAAACAATAAGGTTAAGCCAACATTATTAATTCTTATTTCTCAATCCAGAAATAATATTAATGCAATGTACACAAGTCAGCAACCAACTGGTGGTCAGGCTACTAAATTTTATTCATCAACTGTAGTAAAACTGTTTTCGTCTGAATCAGATAATCAGGCACTGAAAGGAAAAATATATGTTGGCGACAAGGCTATTGAAGAAAAGATTGGTAGAAAGATTAGATGGGAACTCCAGTTTTCCAAAACTTCTCCTGCTTTTCAGTCTGGTGAGTATGATTTCTATTTTAGAGGCGATAACCTGGGCATTGATGGGGTCGCTGATCTTGTTGACACTGCTGAACTTGTGGGCATAGTTGAAAGAACTGGCGCATGGTATTTACTTCCAGATGGTTCAAAAGTCCAAGGTAGAGAAGCATTTGTTAATCGTGTAAGAGAGGATCTTGATCTACAAGATATGATTAAGAATAAAATCAGTGGATAAGTATACTATTTATGAGGGAAAATTTCCTTGTAGAACCTGTAAAAAAGAAGTAAAAACTATTAGGATGTACCCATCAACTGGAATGGCTTCCTGGATGTGCTCAGACAAACATTTGTCAGAAGTACAATTATATAAGGTTGGATACAAGAAAGTTAAAAGGAATGACTGAAAAAAACGAAAGCAAAAGACTGGGTGCTAAGCAGCATAAAAATTCTGGTAGAAATACTAAGAAGGGCGATGCTACTTGGGAAAACTTTACTGTAGATTTTAAGGAAAACTCAAAATCTTTTACGCTCAATCAAGACGTATGGGCTAAAGCAACAACAGATGCAATACGAAATGGCAATGATCCAGCCATCGTTGTGGTACTTGGCGAGGGATCTAAAAAGGTAAGGCTTGCTATAATAGAGTTAGAACTACTAGAACAGATGGTGAATAATGGAACAGAATAATACAACGCTTGAGATGGTAAACGGTTTGTCAGAAATTGCAGACTACATGGAAGATGAAGAGTTAACAACAGCACTTACATTTATTGCCAAAATAATTATTAAGCCAGATATACCTATGAACGTTGCTACATTAGAGATAGTAAGATTGCAAGCAATTGCTGCTAAGATGGCTTTTAAGGCTACATGGATGGCCAATGTGGACAAATCAGATCGTGGTAAAAAGAATATTTATTATACCGCAGCAGAATCTATAAACAATTTAGTATCTGCTCTTAAATATATAACTCGATGAGATCTGATATAATTATATAAACAAAGGATAAAAATGGCTAAAAATTTACTAAAAGAAATAATGATAAAGGGTCCTGATAAAAATAAAACATCAGGAACTACAGAAGATACAAGTTTTATTGACGGTCTAATAGAAAAAATAGAATCTGGCTATATGGTAAAAACCAAACCAAGATTTACTAAAAAAAGTAATTTTTCTGCATCTGGATTAACTTATGGTGCAGGTGAATGTCCTAGATATTGGTATCTTGCATTTGATGGACAGGTGCATTATGATAACTCAGATGCCTATGGTGTTGCTAATAGAACAAATGGAACTTTAGGACACGAAAGAATTCAAGAGGCTATAGAGGCTTCTGGTTTACTTGACTCCACTATGGAGATAGATCCGTTACCAAGAAAATATAATAAACAGACTCACCCAGCAATGGAATTTAGAGTTAAAACAGAAGATCCACCATTTGATGGTTATGCAGATGTTATGCTTAACATCAATGACGAAAGAGTAATTGGTGAAATTAAAACTATAACTAATGAAGGATTTGAGTATAAAAAGAATAGTAGAAAGCCTAAGATGGGTCATCTTATGCAACTACTAATGTATATGAAGGTTTGGAAAATTGGCAAGGGTGTAATGATTTATGAAAATAAAAATAATCATGAGTTGCTAACTTTACCAGTAGTAGTAAACGATCATTACCGTCGGTGGGTAGACCAGGCATTTGATTGGATGAGAACAGTTCATAAGAGTTGGATAGATAGAGAGTTGCCACAAAAACCTTATCGATCTAATTCTAAAATATGTAAAACCTGTCCAATTCAAAAAGCATGCGCTGAAGCAGAGACAGGGGTAGTTAAAATTAAACCTCTGGAGTTGCTGGAAAATGAAAAACTGTAGATGGTGTGATAAAGACTTCAATACTAAAATTTCATATCAGATATATTGTTCTGAAGAATGTAGAGATAACGCTACAAAAGAAAAAATAGCAGAAAGATATATTTTAAATAGAAGACAAAAGCGAAAAGGAAAAAATCGCATTTGTAAGATGTGTAAAGAAAAATTATCTATTTATAATGATGAGCCATTATGCATAAAGTGCAACATAAATCCAAACGATGTTAAAAAAGCATTAAAAGAAATAAAAGGACTATCAAATGATAAAAGAAAGCAATAGGCCAGAAAGAATTTGTGCTATAGATGCAAGCACTAACAGTCTTGCCTATGCTACCTTTCATAATGGATATTTAAAAGAAATGGGTAAAATTAATTTTGAGGGCAGTGACGTATATCAAAAAGTAATTGATGCTGGTAAAAAATCAAAGGCTTTATTTCATCATCTTGTTAATGTTGATGCAATAGTTATTGAGCATACAGTATTTATGAATTCCCCTAAAACAGCAGCAGATTTAGCATTAGTACAGGGAGCAATACTTAGTGGTGCAGGAATATCAGGAATAAAGAAAATAGGTAAAGTTTCTCCTATAACTTGGCAAAGTTATTTAGGAAATAAAAAATTAACAAAAGAAGAACAAATGCAGATAAGAATATCTAATCCAAACAAGTCCGCTTCTTGGTATAAGTCATATGAAAGAGATTTTAGAAAACAAAGAACTATTAAATTATTGGATATTATTTATGATAAAAAAATAACAGATAATGATGTTGCAGATGCCTGTGGAATAGGACATTGGGCAATAAATAATTGGGAAAGGGCTATATGAATAATTGGGATTTACAAAATTCTCTAATGTTAGAGCACCTTATTTTGCAGGGTGCAGTAGAAATGTCTGGAATTGACAGCGATACTGGGGAAATGATATACTCTATTACAGAGAAACTTGAATCAGTTCATCCAAAACTGTATGCCTCAATGAAAAAAGATTTTGAAGAGCATATGTTTAAGTTAATTGATCAGGGTCCTAAAATAATGCAATGGAGGTTAAATTCATGAAGTTTTATACTAACGAGTTTTGGCTTCGTAAAAGATATACAGTTGATAAAAAATCTCCAAAAGAAATAGCAGAAGAATGTGGTGTTTCAATAGAAACAATTTATGTATATCTTGCTAAATTTGGATTAAGGAAATCAAAGCGATGAGACCAGAACCAGTATACTCTGATGTTAAAAAATTTACTTGTCAAGATTTGTATCTGCATTCTACGGGTGCCCCGTCTGGCATACAAATTTTAGATACATGCCATAACATTGCAAAAATGTTGATAGATAAAAATATTGCTTATGGAGATTCTGCACTTAGCCCTGTAAGAATTTTTAGCAAATCAGATCCTAGAGAGCAGTTACATGTTCGTATTGATGATAAGTTAAGCAGGCTTATGAAAGGATCTGAGTATCCAGGAGACAACGATATAGATGATTTGATTGGCTACCTTGTACTTTTAAAAATCGCAAAGGAAAAAAATGTCAACTGAAGAAGATTTAGTCAAACATCTTGATGAAATTAACACCGTAGTTGGAGAATATCTAAAGGGTAATGATGCAACTAAAATTTCTAAAGATCTTGCTATTCCAAGAACTCGTGTAGTTCAACATATCAATGAGTGGAAGGTTATGGCATCTGCTAATGATGCTATTCGTGCTCGTGCAAAAGAAGCACTTGCTGTTGCAGACACTCATTACAATAAACTAATTTCAAAATCTTATGAAGTTATTGATGAGGCTACATTAACAAATAACCTTGGAGCAAAAACCCAGGCAATAAAACTTGTCATGGATATTGAATCTAAGAGAATTGATATGTTGCAGAAAGCAGGTCTACTAGAAAATAAAGAACTTGCAGAAGAAATGCTACAAATTGAAAAGAAACAAGAAGTACTTATGGCAATTCTTAGAGATATAGCATCTGAGCATCCAGAAATTCGTGATGAGATTATGCGTAGACTTTCTGATATTGCTAAGAAGGATGAAGTGATTACAATTGTCCATGAAGTTTGATGATTTTCTTGAGGCTCTTGCCGATAACCATTTTGAAGAAAATCCAGTAGATGCTAAAACATTTGTTGAGTCCCCAGACTATTTAGGGCAACCTGCTTTATCAGATATTCAATACGACATTGTTGAAGCAATGAGCCAGATCTACAGAAAAGAAGACCTTCAAATAATAATGGGAGAGGAAGAAGGTGCAAAATACTATGAAAAATACACAAAAAATGAAATCATTTTACAACTTGGCAAGGGTAGCGGTAAAGACTTCACCTCTACTGTGGCTTGTGCTTATATTGTATACAAACTACTTTGTCTTAAGGACCCTGCGAAATACTTCGGAAAGCCATCTGGAGACGCTATAGACTTAATCAACGTGGCTATCAATGCTCAACAGGCAAAGAATGTTTTCTTCAAAGGCTTTAAGTCAAAGATTGAAAGATCGCCATGGTTTGCTGGTAAATATGAGGCAAAGGTTGATTCTATAAGTTTTGATAAATCTGTTACTGTTTATTCTGGTCACTCTGAGCGTGAATCTCATGAGGGTTTAAACCTTTTACTTGCAGTGCTCGACGAGATTTCAGGTTTTGCATCTGAAGTGGCAACAGGTAATGAACAGGGAAAAACTGCTGATAATATCTATAAGGCATTCCGTGGATCAGTAGATTCTCGCTTCCCAGACTTAGGCAAGGTAGTTCTTCTTTCATTCCCAAGATACAACGGAGATTTTATTTCTGAGCGGTATGAAGCAGTAATCGCTGATAAAGAAGTAGTAACTAAGACACATAGATTTATTATCAATCCATTACTTCCAGAAGATGACAAGGATAATTGGTTTGATATTGCTTGGGATGAAGACCACATTAAATCTTATAAGTATCCTGGAGTTTTTGCTATTAAAAGACCTACATGGGAAGTAAACCCAACAAGAAAGGTTGATGATTTTAAGATTGCATTTATGACAGACCTTGGAGATGCAATGATGCGTTTTGCTTGTGTTCCTACATATGCATCAGATGCTTTTTTTAAACAAGCAGACAAAGTAAGAAACTGTATGAGTATTAGAAATCCTCTTGATACTTTTAGAAGATTTGAAGAAAACTTCAAGCCAGATCCAGAAAAAGTTTATTATGTTCATGCTGACCTTGCACAAAAACATGACAAATGTGCTGTTGCAATTGCACACGTTGAGAAGTGGGTCAATGTGCAGGTGATTAAAGACTATGAGCAGATATCTCCTGTAGTAGTTGTAGATGCAGTAGCATGGTGGGAACCAAAGGTTGAAGGACCAGTAAATCTATCTGAGGTAAAACAGTGGATCCAAAACCTACGCAGACTTGGATTTAATATTGGATTAGTTACATTTGACCGTTGGCAATCGTTTGATATTCAAAATGAATTACAGGCTGTAGGTATGAGAACGGAAACAGTTTCAGTAGCAAAGAAACACTATGAGGATATGGCAATGCTTGTATATGAAGAGCGCTTGGCTATGCCTGCTATAGAACTTTTGTTTGAAGAATTAACAGAACTTAAGATTATGAAAAATGATAAGGTAGACCACCCACGTAAAAAATCTAAAGACTTGGCAGATGCTGTGTGTGGTTCTATTTTTGGTGCTATTTCCCACACACCCAGAGACCAAAACCTTGAAGTTGAGATTCACACATTTAAGGATAAACCCCGTAGAGTTGACACGCTCCCTGAGAACGTGATACAATATAAACCTAGTCAAATAGAAGAAATAAATGACTATTTGGATAGACTAAAAACAATATAAATAAAATGAATATACAAGGAGAAAAATGAATTCATTAAAGAAAATCGCTCTAGCCGTGGTTGCAGCCATGACTACCGCAACAATCGTGGCTTCGCCTGCAAGCGCAGCCGTAATGACAGTCGCTGTATCACTTGACGGAACTGCTAATACAACAGCATCCGCAATTGCTACACCTGCTGCATTGCCAGTACCAGCAGACAACACAGTTGACGCTGCTGACGCACTCAAGTTTGTTGCAACAGTTGACACAGGAACATCGGTAACTGTATCAACAACAAATGCAACAATTGTTTCTGCATTGCATACATCTGCTGCACCAGTATCTGCGTCATCAGGATCTTCATCTTTGACAATTGCAACTGGAACAGGAACAACTGCAACATTTTGGGTTTATACAAAGACAACAGCAATTGGTACTGTAACAATTACCAATCAGGGAACAACCCTAACATATTATGTACAAGGAACTGCAGGAAAGATTAATACTCTTGCACTTTCATCTGCTGATGCTGGAACAACCTCAAGCGTTGTAACTGCAACAGTAACAGCAACAGACGTATTTGGTAACAAGGTATCAGGTAAGGGTCTAACAGCACTTGTTGTTGGTGGAACTCTTGATACAACTACTGCTACAACTGGCGCTACTTTGACTAACTTTGGTCAAGCAGACTTCAAGGTAACACTGCCAACAACTGGTTCTTCAACCCTTGTTGTATCTGTTACAAACTCATCTGATGTTGCATCTGTTGTAACAGGTTTCAACACAGTAACTTCAAGCGTAGTCAAGACAATCACAGTTCGTGATCTTCTTGGAGAACTTGCTGCTGAAAAGGCTGCTAAGGATGCTGCTATTGCTGCTAAGGCTGCAGTAGATGCTGCTCTTGCTAAGGCTGTAGCAGACGCTGCTACTGCTGCTGCTAAGGCTACTGCTGATGCTGTTGCTGCTAAGGCTGCTGCAGATGCTGACAAGGCTGCTGCTGTAAAGGCAGAAGTTGACAAGGCTGCTGCTGCTGCTAAGGTTGCATCAGATGCACTTGCTGCTAAGGATGCACAGATTGCTAAGTTGACAGCAGACAATGCTGCAGCAATTAAGTCACTTAAGGATGCTTTCAATAAGTTGGCTCGTCAATGGAATGCAAAGAATCCAAAGGCAAAAGTAACACTAGTTAAGTAATTAATACTTAAAAAGATTGGGAGTCAGGAAACTGGCTCCCTTTTCTTTTATAATAAAATGATATAATCATCTTATTAAATGTTGTTCAAGGAGAAAGTAATATTAAAAGGCTAACACGAATAGCACTAACAACTTTTTTAGCATTTGGATGGCTTATAGCAGCCCCTACAGAGGCTAATTCTGATGATCCATTAACAATCGCTGCTCAAGAAATACAAGACCTTAGAGACAGTGTAGAAGATCTCAATTATAAAGATGAGTTTAATAGTTTAATAAATATAGCAGAAGAAAAATATGATGAGGCAGTGCAAGCAAAGGAAGATAGAGATGATGCATATGACTCATATGATTCTGCGGTAGCAGCAGAAGTCACGGCACTTGAAGAAAAAACATTAGCCCAATCAGCAGTAGATGGACAAACAGTAACAGTGGCCACAGCATTGCAGGATAAAAATGATGCTCAAGACGCTTTAGACATAGCCAATTTAAATGTTCAAACAACACAGGCAGCAGTTTCAAATGCTGGTAATTCAGGATTACAATATACAGTATATTATCTTACAAGAGGGTTTGGCGGAGTAGCAATTCCAAGCGGTGTTATATGTACTGGAGTCTGGAATTCAAATTCAATGCAGCCACCAGTATGCGGCAGATACGAAGATTTTATAGTTAAATTTACTGGAACTATTACTGTCCCATCACATTGGACATCAACAAAATTT